GGAACAAACATTCTTCTGATACCACAGTAATTGGTATGTACTTTCGATTTACCGATGGTACAGATACGTATATTAACTTTACACATCCAGATGAACTCGATTCCGATATTCAATTAACTCATATTAAGTTATCACCAACTTCTCTTGTGTTTAACAAGAAGGCAATGCTTTATCATGGGTTCAATGAAGGTATTGATTTGAATTCATACTTACATTATTACGCTGGCGATAGTATTAATCCACGAGAATTTTACCCAAAAGGAATGGAAGTTTTATCTACTAAGTTCTTTAGAATAGATGATTTAGGTCATGTTATACCATTGGCAAATCAATTGGAATGGGCAAAGAAGATTGCAGAGTATGTTTTACGGTTTGAGCAATTTAGAAGTGAAAGTATAATAACTCAACAATGTATTGACTATTGCAATGACTTTACAAATGTATTTTATGAAATTGAAAAGAATGAAATTCTGGTTGGCGATGAACGTAAGAAACAAAATTATATGTGGTACACCGCAACAAGTAGACCGAGCAATGCGTGGAATAACTTTAACTTCTCTGCATTGAATAAAAAAGACGGTACAAGAAATAAAATTCACTCAAGATTTGAAGGTGGAAAAATAGTTCAGTTTGATTATGACGCTTTCCATATTAAGTTATTAGCAAAGATTTTAGATTATAAATTTGACTACCACCCATATGAACAAATAAAAGCAGAATTAGGAATGGATGGCGAGTATGACACATTCAAAACAAGAGTGTTTCAAAACATCTATGGTAGAATAACATCAGACTTTATTCAACATCCATTCTTCCAACGTGTACAAGTGGTTATAGATCAATTGTGGGAAGGGTATGAAAAGGATGGTTATGTTGATTCTCACTTCTATGGCAAACTATTCAGAGGTATCCAAGACCCAACACCGAATAAAGTATTTAATTATATACTTCAATCGTTAGAAACTGAATATAATGTGAAAAAGATTAAAACTGTTTTACCTGTTATTAACGATAAAAAGTCCATTTTCTCTATGTATTTGTACGATGCGTTCGTGTTTGATATACATCCAGACGAAGAAAACCTAATAAATCTATTAAAAAATATTTTTGAAACCGATGGAATGACAGTAAAAGTTTTTGCTGGTGATGACTTTGGCGCTATTAAAAGAATTTAATTTGATATTTATGTAAGTACAATTTATGTAAAAATTGAGAGAGAATTATTGAAAACACAGTTGGTATGTACATTCACTAGAAAGCACCAAGTGGAACGAGTGTTGGATGATATAAAAGATAATTTTAACATATTAAATAATAAAGTATTTTTATTTAAGTCACTTGAAACTAAAGAAGATTCTATTTTATCATATAATATAATAATGGATACGTATAAGAAGTTTTTACCAAACTCCATAATGGTCCATCAGAAAAAAGAAACAAATACAATATATACTATAAACGCTTTGAACGAACTTATAATGAATCTTAACAACGGTGTATTAGATAAATCATATAAAATAGAATGGGAGCGTTATCGTAATTGTGCTCTTTTAAAAAACAGAGAAGGGTTCAGAGTGGTAAAAATATTTTTAACTAACGTTTACACATTATGATTTTTAATTAAATTGATATTTATATATTATTAAATAAACTTATAACAAAGTATGAAAACCATGAAACCAAAAAAACTAATAGAAGTAATAACAAATCGAGTAATTAAAAGATTATTGGAGATTAGTTCTATTGATGAAGGTAGTGGGTTTGATACCATATTCAATGAATTAAAGAAAAAGTTAGACAATATTCAGATTCTACCTGATAATGTTATAAGTGTTGAAGGATACAAAGAACACGAGGTGGTTGATGCTCTAAAAGAAATGGGGTATATATATAGAAAACCAATAGGTAACAAACTTCACTTTTTTAATAAGAAAACAAGTATAAGTGTGTACTTAGTTCAAAATCAAAATAAAATAACCTTATTACCGTGAGATATTAATGAAGAAACAGAGAAGCAATAAAAAGCAATTAAAAGAAGCAATATCAGCAGGGGCACTTAGCCCACTTGGATATTCGGTATTGGTTGATGCTTCAAATGTTTTAGAAAAGAAGCGTGGTTTAATACGAAGTATGTTTCCATCAACAAACCCAGCCAACATTAAAAAATGGTTCTTGAAAATTTCACTAAATGATAAGTACGGTGAATCTAAGGAAAAACTGATGGCGCTTGGTTCTCGTTTTTCTGATATGGCTACCTTAAAGGTATTATACAAATCATTGAATGCATTAAAGTCAACACCGTTACCTGAAGCAGAAAAAGAACAAAGGGAAAAAGATATTCAGAAAATGATTGATAAAATTGGATTGTTTATTCGTAAAAGACTTACTGATGGCGATGCAGAATTAATTGAAAAGTTTGTAAATGTAATTAATAATGTTGCTAATAACATTGCAGGGGAAATTGATACTGAATTACAAAATTCTGTTCAATCACCAGAACCAGAAAAACCAAAAGAAGAACCAAAAGAAGAACCCAAGAAAGAACCTGCAAAACCAATTGAAGCTCCAAAAGTAGAAGGGAAAGTAAATGAGCGATTGAAGAACAAACTTCGTAAGAAAATCAAAGAAATAATTAGAACTCATATTATTAAATTAAAGTAAATTTGGAGTGGGCAAAATGAAAAAAATTGTGGTTGTAAAAGACTTAGTATTGGAAAATAGAAAAATCCAAGATACATTCAAAAAAAGATTGAACGAGGGATTTTTTGATAATGTATTGAAAAAAGTTGGTATGGGTGGACCAGAAAAAGTAAAAGAAAAAAAAGTTTCAACAATGACACCGAAAGAAAAAGAATTATATGACAAAGCAATTGCTGCAGCTGGAACTGCTGCTGAAGATGCTGCTTGGGCAGAATATGAATCAGAAAAATATGGAACAGGTGATACATCACCAATACTTGGCAAACAAGAAACACCTATGGCACGAGAACTTCAAAAGAAAACAGTTCAAGAATTAGCAAAAGATATGCGTCTTGATTTTGCTAAAATTCAGATGTTCACGAATGGAAAGGCAGATTATGAGGGAGTTTTCCATTTTTATCCACCCCTCCACGTTGATGATAAAAATAATTTATTATTGCCATGGAATATAGTAGATGGTTTGAAGTTAAATGCTGTGATAACATCTGATCCTTTTGAAAAGTACAAAGGTCTTCCAAAAAAAGTTAAAACGTTTATAATACCAGATGAACCACATCCTTGGTATGAATCACTTGGAAGTTATAAAGCGATAAAGGACGCTATTTCAAAACACGTAGATGTTGAGAAATGGGACATTAAATATGAATTCAAATGGCAAAAGAACAAGGAAGCGGGTCGTTCTGCTGATTACGATGATCAAATGCAACGATAATATGTTGCAAGGTAAGAATATTATCTGGGGACATTTTGTCCCCAGATTTATTTTACATAAGATTTGAATATTAAACACTAAAACATTATATTTGTACTAACATATTGAACGATATGAGTTCAACATTATTTATTATTTATTAAGGAGTTACATCATGGCTATCAATCTTGATGCAATTAAAAATCGTCTGTCTTCATTAAAAAACACAAACAATCGTGTTTCAAACATTTGGAAACCAGAACCAGGTGAACATCAAATCCGAATTGTTCCTTATGTTCACAACTTAGAAAATCCATTCATTGACCTTTACTTTCATTACAACATAGGAAAGCGTTCTATTCTTTCTCCTGTAACATATGGTCGCCCTGACCCTATTCTTGAGTTTGCTGAGAAGTTAAAACAAACAGGTGACAAAGAAGATTGGCTAATGGGAAGAAAGCTCGAACCAAAAATGAGAACATATTTACCAGTTATTATCCGTGGACAAGAATCTGAGGGTGTAAAGTTTTGGGGATTTGGTAAAATGATTTATGAAGAACTTTTAACATTTTTTGCTGATGAAGATTACGGTGATTTATCCGATCCTAAAAATGGGCGTGATATTGTAGTTACTGTTAAGTCAGCAGAAGAAATCGGTAAGTCTTATGCAGAAACATCTATTCGTGTTAAACCAAAACAAACACCACTTACAGAAAATGCTGCGGTTCTTGAGAAAGTTAAACAGCAACCAAAAATCAATGAACTTTATCCAGAACCAACTTATGATGAATTAAAATCCCAATTACAAACTTGGATGGGAACTACACACGAAGATGTTGTAAAAAGTTCTACAAACAACACATATGGTAAAACCAGTAATTCAGAAGAACATACAAAAGCGGTAACTTCTTCAACAGTTGCTTCTTCTTTCGATGACTTATTTTAATAGGGATATACGTTATGGCAAAATCAAAGAGTGACTTATCCGATGAACTCGGTGGAGTTATTGCAGAAACAATAAATAAAAAGTTCAAAGAACAGCATTTTAAAACCGCTTATTTTCTTGAGGGTGATAGTGATGCACCCACGATTGTAAAAGAATGGGTTGGTACTGGCTCAACAATTCTTGATTTGGCAATTTCAAATCGTAAGAATGGTGGATTTCCAGTCGGTAGAGTGTCTGAAATAACAGGATTAGAACAATCAGGTAAATCATTGTTAGCAGCACATGCTCTACTAAATACTCAAAAAAAAGGTGGACTTGCAGTTTACATAGATACGGAAAATGCAATATCTCCTGAGTTTTTAACCGCAATTGGTTTGAACCTTAAAGATATGCTTTATATTCCATTAGATACGATGGAAGATGTTTTTGAAGCGGTTGAGGTTATTATAGAGAAAGTTCGTTCCTCTGATAAAAACAAATTAGTTACAATAGTTATTGACTCTATTGCCGGTGCATCTACTAAAACAGAGATGGCTGCAGATTTTGATAAAGATGGTTATGCTACGGCAAAGGCACTTATCATTTCAAAAGCAATGAGAAAAATAACAAACTTAATCGGTAGAGAAAGAATTTGTTTGATATTTACAAATCAACTTCGTCAGAAATTAAATGCGCCAGCATTCTCCGATCCTTGGACAGCACCTGGCGGTAAAAGTATTCCTTTCCATGCCTCTGTTAGAATTAGATTGTCTTCTATTGGTGCTATAAAAGTAAAAGTAGATGGACATGAAGAAATCGTTGGTTCAAGAGTAAAGGCTAAATTAGTAAAAAATCGTTGTGGTCCTCCTCTGCGGGAATGTGAATATGAAGTATACTTCGATTCAGGAATCGATGATTACAGTAGTTGGTTAACAACTATGAAGGACTATAAGTTGGTTGATCAGGCAGGTGCTTGGTATTCATGGACAAACAAAGAAACGGGTGAAGTTATTAAATTTCAATCGAAAGATTTTGTTGAAAAAATTATGAATCATTCAAAATTAAAAGAAATGATTTATGATGAAATTGCAGAAAAGGTAATTATGAAATACCAACAACTTGACTCTGCTCGTATTGATGAAGTAATTATTTCAAATCAGCCAATTGATGATGAAGTATAATGAACAAGTATCAGAAACTACTTCAAGAAATAGAAACTGAGAAAGAACTACAAGGTAATTTACACCGCGATAGTAAGGTTTTGATTGTAGATGGAATGAACTTATTTATAAGAACATTTTCAGCTATTCCTACTCTTAACGAGGATGGGCAACATATCGGTGGTCTTTCTGGTTTTCTCCAATCACTCGCTGCAACAGTCCGTATGGTTAATCCCACACGGGTTGTTGTGGTCTTTGATGGGAAGGGTGGTTCACTAAGAAGAAAGAAAATATATTCAAATTACAAGGAAGGTAGAGCAAATAAATCTAAATTAAATAGGGTTGCGGGTTTTGAGAATCTTGAGGATGAACAAAAGTCTATGAGGTTTCAACTGTTTCGTCTGTTTACTTATTTACAGAATTTGCCATTAACCATTATATCGATGGATAATATTGAGGCTGATGATGTTATTGCCTACCTTTCTTTTTATTTGAAAGAAAAATCTGTTATATTATCGAATGATAGAGATTTTTTACAGTTGGTATCAGAACAAGTTTCTGTGTATTTACCAACGAAAAAAAAGTTATATACACCGGAAAATCTATTAGAAGAAACGGGAGTATGGTGTGAGAATTTTATTTTATTCAAAGCATTATTAGGCGATAAGAGTGATAACATTAAAGGTATTAATGGGTTTGGTGAAAAAACAATATTGAAACATTTCCCAATACTTTCAGAAAAAAGAAAAATTGATTTAGATATGTTCGTAGAATTTTGTAAATTGTATGATAATAAATCTAAAGCAATCAATGAACTCAAAAATAACATTAGTGTATTAGAAACTAACTATAAGATTATGCAATTACACGATGTTGATATTTCACAAAGTTTTAAATCATCTATACGTGGCATGGTCGATGGTGAAATCCAAAAACTAAATAAAATGGAATTGGACAAATTATTTATAGCAGATAAATTATACTCTGCTATACCTAATTTTGAACACTGGTTGCAAAGAAATTTTGGAAATCTAAATACGATTCGGAATATATATGCAGGATAATTTATCCCAATACGGTCAAACGTTTCAAACAAAAGTAATTATTTCACTATTAAAAGATAGAGAATTCTTACAACAAGTGTCAGACATTATAGATCCAACTTATTTTGAATCACAGGCAAACTCTTGGTTAGTTGAGAAGATTATTTCTTATTATGAGAAATATAAAAGTCCACCAACATCAGACGTATTCAAATCTGAATTACTAGTGGTAGATGATAAAGTATTGAAAACAACGGTAGTTGATGCACTTAAACAAGTAAAAAAGTACACAGACAATTCTGATGATGAGTATGTTAAA